TGGCGACAACCAAACATTGATGGCTCTTTGGACAGTTCCCGCAGGATATACAGCGTTCCTTACGAAGATGAGTTTGTCCACAGGCACGTCTACTGCCACCAAAGCTCCTTTAAATGCTAGTCTTGTTGCTAGGCCATACGGAGAAGTCTTCCAGATAAAAGAAAGATTTACCCTGACAGATGGCGCACACGAACAGTTTTATACTTACCCGTTAAAGTTCACAGAAAAAACAGACTTGGAGATGAGAGCATTTTCTTCTTCAGGGTCGGTTGACTTTAATGTTTCCGCTTCAATGGAGTTTATCTACATTCAAAACGGGAGCAACTTGTAATGGCTACCACAAAAAATGTAAAACGGACACCTAGCGGAAAATTGCAATATCGGGGAGAAACGTTCAGTGGCTACAATAAACCAAAACGCACTCCCAACGGACCTAAAAAATCTGCAGTCCTCGCCAAAAAGGGGGATCAAGTCAAACTTGTCCGATTTGGCGATCCTAATATGTCAATCAAAAAAGACCAACCCGCTCGACGCAAATCTTTCCGCGCACGTCACAACTGCGATACAGCAAAAGATAAATTCAGCGCGAGATACTGGTCATGCAAAGCATGGTAGGAAGGTAGTGTTTGTGGCTGACAAAAGTTTACATGAGCTCGAAATCGAGTTTACAGAATGGAAAACAACGCAAAAACATATCGTAGACCGTGTAGATGGTTTACATAAAGATATGGGTGATGTGAAAAAAGCCGTTTTCCAAGCTAAATGGATGTTAGTAGGTGCGCTAGTTTTTGCGGGTCTTATGAACAGTGAAGCGTTTATCGCAATGATAATGAATATTGGTGCTAAGTGATGCCTATCACGCGAGCACAAGAAACAAAACAGGTGGAAGGTACGATGGCACAGCCTAAGGGACTATATCACAACATAAACCAACGGAAGAAAAAGGGCATTTCTCGCCCTAAAAGTAAATCTACCATTTCTCCTGAATCCTATGCCAATATGCAGGCAGGTTTCCCTGAGCGGAAAAAAGCCAAGCATGGCGGTAAAATTGTAAAAGGACCGTGTTCATAATGCCATTTAGCAAATATAGTCCTAAACAAAAGAAACTGGCACGGATAGCCGAGCCGCGTGATGCAATAACCGAAGCTGATTTTGAGGAGCTGAATATGAAGCGTACTAAAAAGATGGGTGGCGGCTATGGTCGCAAGAAAATGATGGGCGGTGGCAAGGCAATGATGATGTCGCCGCGCAAGCAAATGGCCTACGGTGGCGCAGGTCGCAAGAAAATGAAAGCAGGTGGCAAGGCAGTTAAAGGACCTTGTTCATAAGGAGTAACACATGGCGATCTCAGGCTCTACTGATTTTGAACCCGATGTAGCTGAATACGTCGAAGAAGCCTTTGAGCGGTGTGGTCTTGAAGTGCGTACTGGTTACGACCTTAAGACTGCGCGGAGATCGCTTAACTTGCTGTTGGCTGATTGGGCAAACCGAGGCTTAAATCGTTGGACGATTGAGCAAACAACACTCAGCTTGGTTGCGGGGACAGCGAATTACAGTTTAGGGGCAGACACTATTGATATATTGTCGGCTGTGGTGCGTACTAACGCGGGGGCGTCAGATCAATCTGATATCACCATTTCCCGCGTTAGCCGCGATGCGTATATAAACATTCCGTCTAAGAATACGCAAGCTCGGCCAACACAATATTATGTAGATAGACAACTTACCCCGACTGTAAAGTTATGGCCGACACCAGATGCTACTGCCACATATACCCTTGTGTATGACAGGCTAGTGCGGATGGATATAGCGGCGAACCAACAAAACACGCTTGATATGCCGTTTAGATTTTATCCTTGTTTAGCGGCAGGGTTAGCGTATTACTTGAGTATTAAACGTGCGCCAGAGCGCATGCAGATGCTAAAAGCAATCTATGAAGAAGAGTTTGAACGGGCGGCGGCTGAAGACCGTGACCGTGCAAGTTTGAGTTTAACACCTAGCAGGGATTATTACACGTTTATCTCATGAGATACGCAACTGGGAAATATGCACTCGCTATTTGTGATCGCTGTGGACAACAGTACGATTATGTTACCCTGCGTAAAGAGTGGACTGGTTTCAAGGTATGCACTCAGTGTTATGAGCAAAAGCACCCACAACTTGAACCAACCCCACCCCCGTTTGAGCCACAAGCGTTGTATGAACCACGGCCTGCGCGAACAGAGCCGTTAACAGTGAGCGTTGGGCAACTGGTTTTTCCTCCGTTAGCTAACGCCTCTACCCAAGCGGTAGCTATGGTAGGATTTGTGGAGGTAACCACGTCATGAGCTTTACATATGGCGAACTAAAACAAGCGATACAAGATTATACGGAAAACAACGAGACGACTTTCGTTAATAACCTGCCTATATTTATACGCAACGCAGAAGAACGTGTGTTGAAAAACGTGCAGTTAGATTTTTTCCGCAGGAACTCCTCGGCATCGTTTTTAGCTAGCAATAAATATCTTGCTATCCCTAGTGATTATTTAGCTCCGTTTAGTTTGCAGTTAACGGACTCAGATGGCAACGAAGTGTTTTTAGATTTTAAAGACGTAGATTTTATATCAGAGTTTGCACCTGATGCTTCAGTTACAGGCACCCCTAGATATTATGCAGTGTTTGATATTAACAATTTTATTGTAGCCCCTACCCCGAGTACAAATTACACAGTAGAGCTTCATTACCTTTACCGACCTGCTAGTTTAACTGCAGGAACAGATAGCGGAACTACATGGCTCAGCACCAATGCGCCGATGGCTATGCTGTATGGCAGTTTAAGCGAGGCTTATGTATTTATGAAAGGTGAACAAGATATTATTGCTCAATATGACAAATCGTTGCAAAATGCAATCGCAGGAATGAAACTCCTAGGCGAAGCGAAAGAGGTAACTGATGAGTATCGTATGGGCAGAGTAAGGAGACCTAAACAATGATTTCTACTGAAGCATTGCAGGCTGCTCCTGAGTTTAATGTCCAAGTTGAGACCGTAAGCCATCGGGGGTTTACGCCTGAAGAAATCGCTGAGAGATGTGTGAATAAGATTATTTCTGTTTCCGACTCCGCGCACCCTGCTATCCGTGAACAAGCTAATGCGTTTAGGAAGCAGTTGGTCACTCTTGTTGCTTTTTATATTCGTGAGGGTATCAAAAGTGACAGAACTACGATATACAATGAGTTATGCAACGCGGGGCAACCGAAGCTCGCAGAACTGATAAGGAGGCTATAGATGGCTTTTTCAGGTAACTATATGTGTACGAGCTTCAAGAAAGAGCTCTTGTTCGGCGTACACGATTTTGCAAATGGGGCAGATACTTTCAAACTTGCCATGTACACTAATAGTGCGTCGTTTGATGCGGCGACCACAGCGTACACAGCAACTAATGAGGTTTCTGGCACAGGATACTCGGCAGGAGGTGGTTCGCTTACCAATGTTGACCCCTCTGTACCAAGTGGAACTACGGCAATTACAGATTTCCAAGATCTGACGTTTAGTACCGCAACGGTTACTGCACGAGGTGCGTTGATTTATAACAGCACTCCTAATACAACTTCTATTTCAGTAACTGATCCTACTGTTATAGTATTGGATTTTGGTGGTGATAAAACATCAACGGCGGGTGATTTTACCATTGTGTTCCCAACTCCTGATGCAACGAATGCGATTATTAGGATAGCCTAATGGCTGATGTAACCGTACCTATAGGCGGTTGGGGGCGTTTCGGTTGGGGTGAAATGCCGTGGGGTCAAACAGACCTCCCCAAAGCTACTGGTGCGGTTGGCTCAGTTACTGTAAACGCAGAGGCAAATGTTCCTGTAACGGGATTATTTGCTACAGGTGGGGTAAGTCCCCTTGGTGTTACAGTAATTGCAGAAGCAAATGTAGATGTAACAGGGGTTGAGGCTACGGGTGAGGTTGGCACTGCTGCTGTTGTGGGTGGTGCAACAGTGGGGGTCACTGGTGTATCTGCTGATGCCCTAACGCCAACTGGTGGTTCTGCATTTACAGCAGATGGAAACGCGCAGCTTTCAACAGCCCAAGCCAAGTTTGGTTCAGCGTCACTCCTGCTTGATGGCACAGACGATTTTGTAACCTCTGACGAAAACATTGATCTA